CCGAAAGCTTTGTCAGCTGGATTCAGCCAGCGCAAAATGACCGGCACGACAGCTGCCACGCCACCCATTGCCATTTGCTCTAGTGACCCACCAGCCATGTACACGGCCAAAGCTGCCGCGATGTATGACCGCGCCCATGATGCCGCAATTGCTTTTGCTTGCTCCATTATTTTTCTCCTTTTGGTCGATCCGGTAAATCACCGGAAAATGGCTCATAAGCTGGTCGGCCATAACCGACAACAAATGAGCGTGCTCCCAAAGCTCTTGATTTCACCATGACTTCGCCACCATTTCGCTGATCACCGACACCGGATGTGTTGCCTTCAATGGTCACAATCTGTTTTTCCGATGCTCGGATAACCAAGCCAATGTGATTGATTGTGGTTTTGTCATCGATAATAAAATCAAAGAAAACAAAATCACCAATCTTTGGCGTTGTGTGCCATTGCTTGGCTTTCTTAAAAGCATCAGCTCCAGCTCGTGTGCTAACCACATTGGGCACCTTGACACCGGCTTGATCTGCGCACCAATTCAGAAACGAGCCACACCATGGCAGCTTGTCGGCCTTCATGTGCTTGCCGTATTTTGTCTCGTTGTTTCCGGTTTCAGCTGTGCCGACTTCGGCCAAAGCAACCTGAATCAATCGAGGCAATGTGCCTTGTGGAAAATTACTCATGGAGCGGTTGGGAATTCCGCATCATCAGCCAATCCGCCTTGAGCTGGCAAATCACGCAATGCTTGGCGATATTCTGCCCACGCGGTTTTATCTGTTGGTGCATCTGTATGCATTGTCCAATCGGTTGCAGAAAGTCGAGCATTACGCCATAACTTAATCTGCTCCCACTTATGCTCATTTGTTGCGTTTGGATACATTGGATTAAAGATAAATGTCATTATTCGACTCCATAAAATCCGCTTACTGAGAAACCATCTTGGTTTGCCCATGTGATTGGTACTGTTGAAGAGATTGCGGCTTTATTTGCATAAGTTCCGCTTGTTAAAATTGCTTCCAGATAAATTGTTGAACCATAGATGTTCGCCATCAAAGGTGTAAATCCGACGCCATAATCGTCAATGCTTGCGACACAGGTTTGGAAATTGCGACTAATTCCACCTGTCGGCGTTGGCATTGTTATTTGTCCAGTTACCGCACTTGTGCTTCCAAGTGTAAAAGTCATGTGGAAATAAACTAATGAACCGACTTGCCAGTAACGACCGCTTGTTGTGCCGTTACCTACTGTCACGCCTGAAATGGTTGGCGTCCAAGATGTTCCCGAACCGCCCCACTTCATTCCAGTTGCTTCACCGCTTGCGGCTTGTAGGAAATAATTATTTGCGCCAACGCCTAAACGAGAGAAAGCGTCTGCGCCTGTACCAACGACAAGATCGCCTTTTGCATCGATAGCTGTTGCCATGGAATTTGTGATTGTGACGGCACCTGATGTGCCACCGCCCGAAATACCTGTGCCAGCTGTCACAGCTGTTATGTCACCAACATCATTTGTGATCCATTTGAAATCCATGTCGGTATTGCTATTTTTTGCCAAAATTTGATCGGTTGTTCCGCCTAAAAGATCAGCCATCGATGTTGCAACAGCTTGACCAAATACCTCAAAATCGGCTGGCAAATCCGTGACCAAATCTGTGGCCGTTGGCATTTGCCAATTGAATGGGGTTGTTGGATTTGACAATTTTTTTCCTTTCTAAGCTACGACTAACGCATCAGCCCAATCTAGGCTGCCGCTGATTGTGTTCCATTGTTCTGCAATTGCGACATCTTGCCATTGCATGGCTTGCAATGAAAATGCCAATGGGGAAAGAATAGCCGTGACCGAAACGCTGTTGTAAGCGGCTCGCCATGTCCAACCTTCCACAAAACCGAGGTATGTGCCGGAAACCATGTTCAATGGTAAATCGGTAATTCTTAAAGGTAAGCCCATGAAAATGTTGATCAAAGCATCGCGGTCAGCATCATCAATCTCTGAATTCGTCAGCTCAAAAGTGATTTGATTAAAATTGGCTTGAGGATAAGCTCTTAGAGTTAAGTAAAAAGCGGCTTGATCCTCGGCATCGGCTTGATGTCTCAAGGTTTTTGTGATGATTTGAGCCAATCGACCATATAGGCCAATGCTGGTTGCATCAGAATCGCTGACCTGATTTTGAGAATTTTGGCCATACTTCAAATTTATGTCGTTGCGGATGTCACCGGCTCTTGTCTGAATCGAAAGAGAATTGGCCAAGGCCTGTCCAGCTGAAACATCCGTGTAACCATTCGTAGCCAAATAAATTGACCGATGATCGGCCGAGGCATAGCTGATTTGGCCTTGTGGGTTTTCGTAAATGTAACCTAATCCGGATGTTGCCAATGCTGAAACCAAAGAATAAACATCAATGGTGGAGGCTGATCGCTGTGAAAGTTCGTAGCTTCCTGGTGTATCAATTTCACCCAATCCGGTGTTTTCTGCATCTTGCCATTGAGTGGTCGGATCATAGGTAGCCCAAGTCAATGCAGCCGGCACTTCATTCCACGAATTGATAAGCAAATCAGTCAAAATTGTAAGAATTTGATCGCCATCAAAATCATGACTTAAAACGCCTTGAGTTAAAGCTTTGGGCAATCGTGACAAAGCTCCCAAAGCTATGATTTTGACCGATTGATTGATGCCTACAACGCCGGATGCCGCAATTCCAATGTCAAACTCCACGACTGTGCCGCCAAAAATTGGCACAAATGTAGCTGTGGAATCTTGCAATTCAATCGTCACCGCATCATTAATTTCAATATCAACAATTGATTGATCAAGGTTGATCAGCTCTAAATTAACATAGCCGGCATTGGCTTGCTCATAAATGTTTGTGCGGCCTGTTGTAATGGTGAGGTTCGCCAAAACATAATTTGTAAATGTCGTGCCACCAATAATTACACGCCAAACAGGATTAAAAACACTCATGCTGTCACAAAATTCGTTGCGCCGTTTGTTCCGCGATAGGTTGAATTGTTGAGTGCATCCACCACAGCTCTTGAAAAGCCTTCTTCATCGATGACCGATGGAGAATTGACATTGATTGTCACATTTGGTTTTTCAGATGCAGCCAAAATGCCGGCAAGCGTGTTTGTATTAACACCAGATGTGCCAAAAGCAAATGGTTTATTTGACGCCGCCATGACCCCGGCCAAAGTCGTTGTGCCGCTAGTAAAATTATCAAAAGCTCCAGCAACATCAGTTACAACCTTTTTGGTGGTGTCACCAATTTTTATCACGGCTGAACTTAATGATCCGCCTGTTGAGCCGCCACCAGTTGTGCCACCAGTTCCGCCGGTCAAGCCTCCCGTTGTCCCACCGCCGGTTAATGATCCTCCACCGGATGTGAATCCAGTTGGCAATGATGCAGCTGGCACGGAAATTCCTCCGGTGGAGCTTGATCCAGTTGATGAGCCAATTTTTGAAACTGGTGAAATGTCGGCTCCCGGTTTGATTAGATTGAAACCACGGATCGCAACATTGATGAGATCGATTGCTGTGTTGATCAAACCTCGCAAAGCTCCGACAACATTTGCCATGATGTTAAGCACAACACTTGCCACACTTCCAACGACATCAAAAGCCTTGCCAATTACTGTGCCAATGATTGGAGCGGCAGCTTTGATAACATCAAAAAAGGCTTGAAATTCATCTTTGTTTTCAATAACAGTTTTTTTGATTTTGTCGAAAGCTGATCGGAAACCTTCAAAAATAGGTTGCACAAAGCCTTTGATGCCATCAGCCAATGAGGTCAATGTGCCGTCCATGCCATCGGATTTCTTACCGAAAGCATCTGCAACTTTTTGCACAATTGGGATGACCTTTTCTGAAAAGAAATTTGCCAATTCCAAAACGATAGGCAAAAGTGCCTGACCAATTGTGGTTTTGGCGTTTTCCAGTTGAGCTGTGAGGATGCGTGTTTTGTTGGCTAGACCATCGCTGGTGCGCTCAAAATCGCCTTGTGCAGCTGATGTTTGCTTGTAAATTAAAGCTTGAGCTGCCAAAACCTTTTGTTGTGGTGTCAATGCATTTTTGGTGGTGCTGATAATTCCTAATTCCAAAGCCGCTTGGCGCAATGATGCATCATCAAGTAAAACGCCATAAGCTCTTAAAGGTTCGGCCTCGCCTCGTAAAGCTGATCCAATTGCATTGATCGCTTGCTCTGGTGATGTGTTGTTGAAAGAGGCCAAATCTGATGATAATTTTACAAAGTCAATTGAGAATTTGCTTAGATTCTCACCACTTAAACCGGCTGATTTTCCAAATGTGGCAAATGTAGCTGCCGCATCCAATGCCTGTTGCTTTGTCTGGCCTAAAGATGCAGCTGCGCCGTCTGCAAATTTTTCAATGTCTTTGGCTGACTTACCAAACAAAACATTGACTTTTGAAATTGTCTCGCCCAAATCGCTTGCAGCTTTGACAGCATCGACACCAATTTTGATTGCCATGGCACCAGCTGCGGCAGCAACAGCTGCAAAAGCCACCGCCGCTTTCTTGCTAAAATCACCAATTTTGCCGGCGAAACCATCGACATCTTTTGAGCCTACATTGAGGCTTTGCTTGAGTTTATCTACATCAGCAAGAATCGAAAGCTTGAGTGTTCTTGATTGACCGGCCATCACCACTCCTTCAAAATCTTAGTAAATGCATTTTCCCATTGAGAGATGATGTGAGGCTGTTCGGCGCGCAATGTTGGATAGATAAAATATCCAAATGATCCAATGCCGCCGGGAGCTTTGCCAGACCAAATTGGAAATTGCCTGAATTTCTGTGAGCCGAATTCGTAACCGCCCCAAAGCTGTTGTGTCGTGCCGCCGCCGCTGAATTTTTGAGATACAAAGCCGTAGCTGATTTCACCAATCTTTGATGACTTACTTACGCGCGATCCTTGAGCAATGCGAATTGCCGCCTTATTTGGGCGGCCACCAGCTGCGGCTGTGACTTTGGATTGTAAATAAGTGGCCAAGCCATTTGAAACGCCTTTGGCCTCAGAAACAGCTTGTTCATCCATGGCTTTGAAAGCCTTGATGATTCCACGCAAATCACTCTTGTCATAAGTGATTGGTTCAGTTGCCATTTTTTGTCCTTAGAATCTCAAAAGCGGTCAAGACATCCTCTGGTGTTTGAAACTCTGATCGTGACAATCCGGTATGGATAGCCAATTCCCAAATGATCCGGTTTAAGCTTCCCGGCTCGTAGCTTTTGGGTTTTCGGATTCTCCCATGCTGATGTCAGTCACAGTTTCGCACCACACTTCAAAAGGCTTCACAGTCTTTCCGGCTGCTTCGCGCTTCATCGCGTGATAAGCCAAAAACATCAAATCAGCAATGCCCAATTTCTCAGATACCTGCTGAATTGTGTTTCCGCTTTGGCGTTCCCATTTCATCCACTCCGGTGGGAGCGCGGTATAGGTTGCGCTCTCCCCGGATGTGAACTCAATTGTGATTGGTAGTTTCATGCTCCCGATTTCCTTTCGTTATGCCAACGCTGGTGTTGTCACACAAGTGAAGGTCATTGATACTGTCTGTGCATCTGGTGCTGTGCCTCCAGCTGATGGGAAAATTGGTTGCACAGTAAAATTGAAAGTGCTGC